TATCTTTGTCAGGACAGGAGCAATGGTGCTATGTTTGAAACACCACAATTTATGTACATGATGATTGCCGCTACACTGTTTGCTGAATATCCTAAGGAGACACGTTTAAACTACGTGAAAAAATATTATGACGCGACTTCACTTTTTAAAATCAACATACCAACCCCTGTCATGGCAGGAGTGCGTACTCCTATTCGTCAGTTTGCCAGTTGTGTTCTTGTTGATGTGGATGATACTCTTCCTAGTATCTTTAGCTCTAATAGCGCGATCGGTTACTACATTGCTCAAAGGGCAGGAATTGGGATTAACTCAGGAAGAACGAGAGCAATCAATTCAAAAATACGAGGTGGAGAAGTAGCCCATACAGGCGTAGTCCCATTCTTAAAAGTTTACGAAAGCACAGTAAGAAGTTGTACACAAAATGGTGTACGTGGTGGAAGTGCAACAACACACTTTCCTATTTGGCATTATGAGATTGAAGACATCCTTGTACTTAAAAACAACAAAGGTACAGAGGACAATAGAGTACGTAAGTTAGATTATTCAATACAACTTAATAAAACAATGTACGAAAGGCTGCTGGCTGATAAAGACATAACTCTTTTCTCGCCACATGATGTTCCAGAAGTGTATGATGCATTTTACTCAGGCGACAACGATAAGTTTCAAGAAGTATATGAGGCAGCAGAAAGAAAAACATCTCTTAGAAAGAAGAAAGTTAAAGCAAGAATTCTTTTTGGTGACTTATTAAAAGAACGTGCTGAAACAGGACGTATCTATATTATGAATGTTGATCATTGTAACTCACACAGTTCATTTAAAGATCCAATTTTTATGAGTAACTTGTGTCAAGAAATTACACTACCAACTAAGCCTATTCAACACATTGATGATGAAGAAGGCGAAATTGCTCTTTGTATTCTTTCTGCTATTAACGTAGGTTTAATTAACAAACTAGAAGAATTAGAACCCTTATGTGATCTTGCAGTAAGAGCATTAGAAGAAATTATTGACTATCAAGGTTATCCTGTTAAGGCTGCTGAAATATCTACTAAAAGAAGACGTTCACTTGGTATTGGTTATATTGGACTTGCACACTATCTTGCAAAGAATAAAGTTAAGTATGATAATCCAGAGGCATGGAAACTAGTACACAAACTTTCAGAAGCATTCCAATACTATCTACTTGTTGCAAGTAATGATCTTGCTCAAGAACGTGGTGCATGTGAAGGATTCAGTCGTACTAAATATGCGGATGGCATTTTACCTATTGACACATATAAGAAAGATGTCGATGATGTTATTAAGGAGAAGTTACAATATGATTGGTCTGCTCTGCGCAAGGACATCAAACAACACGGCTTACGGCACTCAACTTTGTCCGCACAGATGCCATCAGAGAGCAGTTCCGTTGTGTCAAATGCAACAAACGGTATTGAGCCACCAAGAGCTTTCTTGTCCATTAAGAAGTCCAAGAAAGGGCCTCTTAAACAGGTTGTTCCGCAGTTTGGTCAACTAAAGAATTTTTATACATTGCTTTGGGATATGCCTAGCAATGAAGGTTATATCAATATTGTTGCTGCTATGCAGAAGTTTTACGATCAAGCAATTAGCGGTAACTGGAGTTATAATCCAACACACTTTGAGAACAATGAAGTACCTCTAAGTGTTATGATGAAAGACATGTTAACAACTTACAAGATGGGTTGGAAAACTAGTTACTATCAAAACACATATGACTTCAAAGGTGATGACGAGAATGTTCAACCTGCAGGATTGGAAGAAACTATAGTTGACAATCAAATTAATGGTGCTATAATGAACGGCACTATAAATGGCCATAATGGCGTTAATGAATATGTGAATGGCAAAGAAACTATCATAGTGGATATTGATGATGGCGAAGAATGCGAAGCATGTAATATATAATAGAAAGTATGACGAAAAAGAGAGAGAGACAGACAATGGCCAAAACAGTATTCAACAAAAAGAAAGTAGACTTTACTAAAGAATTTATGTTCTTTGGAGAAGACGGTAACACACAACGTTATGACGTATTTCGTTATCCGGAGTATGACAAACTTAATCAAACAATGCTTGGTTACTTTTGGAGACCTGAAGAAGTTTCTTTACAGAAAGACAGATCAGACTATCAAGACTTTCGTGAAGAAGAAAAACATATTTTTACAAGTAACTTAAAGTATCAAACACTATTAGATAGTGTACAGGGACGCGGACCTTGTCTTGCTTTCTTACCATACTGTTCTAATCCTGAATTAGAAAGTTGTATTGTGGCTTGGGACTTTCAAGAAACAATTCACTCACGCAGTTATACACACATTGTGAAAAATATATACGCAAATCCAAGTGAAGTATTTGATACTATCTTAGAAGACAAAGAAATTCTTGCTAGAGCAGAAAGTGTTACTAGAGAATACGACAAGTTTAACGAAATTGCAGATAATTGGTTCCATCACAAGAAGGGCAATATGTATGAAGTCAAGAAGCAATTATACAAAGCAATGATGACTGTAAACATTTTAGAAGGTTTACGTTTTTATGTATCATTTGCTTGTACGTTTGCTTTTGGTGAGCTAAAGAAAATGGAAGGGTCTGCAAAGATTATTTCATTAATTGCACGTGATGAAGCAACACACCTTAATCTTTCAACACACATCATCAAGCATTGGATGAAAGGAAATGACGATCCAGACTTTGTCAAGATTGCCAAGGAGTGTGAAGAAGAAGTTTATGAAATGTGGCGTGATTGTGTTGAAGAAGAAAAACGTTGGGCAGATTATCTTTTTGCAAAAGGATCAATAGTAGGACTTAATGCTAATTTATTACATTCATATGTAGAGTTTATTGCAAACAAGAGACTTAAAGCATTAGGACTTAAAACAATTTACGATCGTCCATTAAACACTAATCCTCTACCGTGGACACAGCACTGGCTATCTAGCTCAGGCTTGCAGGTTGCTCCACAAGAAACAGAAGTAGAAAGTTATATCGTTGGTGGTGTAAAACAAGATGTTGAAAAAGATACCTTCAAAGGTTTCGAACTTTAGATAAGTATTAGTATGTTCAAAGCTCAATTTAAAAAATATTCGCCATACGAATCATGGATAACGATTGGATCATACGGTTCAGAAGCACAGGCTATCTCTGCTGCTTTAGGAAAGAAAAGACAAAATGTTATTATGGTAAGAGTTACGGACAAAAAAGGCTCAGTAATTTATTCTGGTTAACGTATGAGATATTATTTTCTACAGTTACTAGATTGGAAAATTGCACTTCTGCAGAAATTCAGATTGTTTGTATCAGGCGAATCTAAATACATATATACAGATAAGCAACAACAACAATTTTTAAAGAAATGGAAGGTGAAAGAATGATCGAGATATACGGTAAACCAAATTGTCCATTCTGTGTTAAGGCAGTTAACCTATGCAAGATGAGACAACTCGAACACACATACAAATCACTAGGAACAGACTACAGTAGAGAAGAACTATTGGAATGGTTTCCGGGTGCAAGAACAGTGCCACAAATTAAAATTAGAGGTGAGAACATCGGCGGGTATAACGACCTTGAAGAGTATCTCGATAACACAGGATATAACGGAACAGGACACACATTATAATGCTAATCGAAACACCATACAGAGTAGGAGAAACAGTATCCATCAAATTAACATCAGGTGAGGAAGTTGTTGCACGCCTTGAGGAAGAAAAGGATTCAAGTTTCATTTTACACAAACCATTAATGGTAACTGCTACACAGCAGGGACTAGGACTTGCTCCTTTTATGTTTACCATTGGACCAGATGCTAAAGTTAAAATTGATAGTAGCAAAGTAGTATGCTTGGTTAAGACACAGGAAGAAATGAGCAAACAGTATATCAAAAGCACAACAGGGATACAAACCTAATACCCGGCGTGGTACTAGTTATCTAATAACTCTTCCTCTTTTATCGATAAATACTGCATAGAGAGGATTTTTTTATGGCTGTAGATTTTGCAGTTACTAGACTTGGAGATAACGGAACCGGACACGGATGCTGGCCGCCACGAGGAAATGACCAAGCAAGCTCTGACGTATTCATCAACAACATAGCAGTGCATAGAGTAACGGACCATTGGCCCGTGCATTGTTGCGGCCCAGCCTGCCATGATTCTAATCTAGCAGACGGCAGCGGAAGTGTATTTGTTAATAATCTATCAATAGGAAGAATCAACGATGCAGTGGCCTGTGGGTCAAAGGTAGCAGAAGGCTCTCCTGATACATTTGCAGGAGGAGAGAGTGGACAGATTGTTACATCAACAGTTTTCGCAGAACCTATATTCATTCCAGCAGACTCTTATACTCTAGAAGCAGTTCAGGGGTTATTCGCAACAGCAGGAGTCAATGCTCCACACGACGACCCAGACAGTCCAGTGATAGATTATGGAGTCAAGGAAACATTTCCCGAAGCAAGGGCCGATCCCACAGATGATTCAACTATATTAGTCGAAGAACCTGCTGTGATTACTACTGGAGCACCAGTTACCTGTGGATCCTTTACAACACAACCAAAGATCAATTATGATGAAAAGTTGAGTGAAAATTTTACAATTGCTAATTTGTCGATAGGTGCAGTTTTCAAACACACTATAGTTGGACAAAATGATCTTACCGTGGACGAAATATTATGTAATCTACAGGCACTAGCAGAAAATATACTAGAACCTCTTAGAGATACGTGGCCAGGTTTTACTATTAATTCAGGATTTAGAAAAAATCCTAAAGGCAAGGTCTCCGTTAACAGCCAACACAACAAGGGAATGGCCATAGACATTCAATGGCCTGGAATAAATCCCTATCAATACACCGAAAGGGCAGCATGGATTAGGGACAATTTACCATTTGATCAGCTCATATTTGAACACGGTAAGTCAATTTGGCTGCACATCAGTTATAATAGAACTTTGATAACGCAAAGAGGAGCCCAATTAACTTACTACCCTCCAGGATCTCCTGATTACAAAGCGGGATTGGTAAATTACTATGCATTTGACGACTTTGGTGGACCACAAAAAGTCTAAACCACGCTCGTTGATTAATAGATAATATAGTAGTATTAACAGCAGACAGTTCTATTAAAACACTTCCTACAAAAATCAAACAGCAAGATATGAATTATTCAGATAATAGCAATTCATCATTGGTATACAGATAACTACTATTACAATAATAAAGGTAGTAGAAATATGATGAAGAACTTTAATATAAAGAAAGCGTTTTGGTTTACGCTTGGGTGTATCTTATTAGGTGTAGCGTTTGTAGGTGTTTACCTACCTGGGCTACCTTGGAGTACACCAGCAGTGGGTGCGGCATATTGCTTTGCGAAGTCAAGTGATAGAATGCACAACTGGATTATGAACCACAAATTGTTTGGTCCGTTTCTAACAGGCTGGAGTGAGAAACGAGTATTCCCAACAAAGGGAAAATACTTAATGATATTAACTATGTCATCAAGTATTGCTGTTATGTGGTTTACCACAGGCAACTTAAAAGCAATAGCATGGACTGGCGGCTTTATGGTCCTTGTTGCTATATGGGCATGGAGGTATCCAGGTTCACATGAAGAACATACAAAAAGAGTCAAAGCAGGCAAAAGGATTGCTTGGTTAAAATAATATGAAGTGCGAACAGGGAGATTTAGCAAAAATTATATTTTCGATAAACAAAAACAATATCGGTAAGATAGTGATTGTTGACAACTATATTGGTAAATTTAATGCAGGTGGTAGTTTTAATTTTAGAGGTATCGCCTGTGTTGTCCCTGTTGCAGATCATTATTGGTGGATAAGCGGAGAAGGATTAAGCAACATGTTTGGTGATACACCTAAAGCATACATTGCGGACAGTTGGTTAGAACCACTGCGTCCTGACATAAACAAGATTAAATCAACAGCGAAAAGCACGGACGACATAGAAGTCGCCGCATAAAAAATTTCACACACACAGAGTAATATAATAAACAAACAAGGAAACATAATGACAACAGGAAAAGTAAAATGGTTTAATGACACCAAAGGTTTTGGTTTTATTACTCCTGACGATGGCAGTAAAGACGTATTTGCTCACTATTCGCAAATTCAAAACAGTGGATTCAAATCTCTAAAAGAGAATCAGTCCGTAAGTTATGAAGTTGAAGAAGGACCAAAAGGCTTACAGGCATCAAACATTCAAGCTCAATAGAGATTGCATGAATTCACACCCCGGATTTTTCCGGGGTTGTGACATAAAAAGGTTGACAGATTACATAGTTATGTTATTATAGCAACACTTACTAACAATTTATAGGAGACACAGAGTATGATTGAAGGTTTTAAAGCACCATGCGTGATGTTTAAAACTCGCGTTCGCGATGAAAGCATCGGCGGACCTAACCCTTTCCGTTGGGAAGATGTAACTAGCGACAGTTTGCTAAAAGGCAAACGTGTAGCAGTGTTTAGCTTGCCAGGTGCATTTACACCTACTTGCTCTACATACCAGCTACCAGGCTTTGAAGAAAAGTACGAAGAAATTAAGAGCATGGGCATCGATGAAGTATACTGCATCAGTGTCAACGATGCGTTTGTAATGAATGCATGGGCTAAGGCACAAGACATCCAGCATGTAAAAGTAATTCCAGATGGATCAGGCAACTTTACTCGCTTTATGGGTATGTTGGTTGGTAAGAACCACGTAGGATTTGGCAATCGTAGCTGGCGCTATATGACAGTGTTAAACGATGGCGTTGTGGAGAAATGGTGGCAGGAACCTGGCATCAACAACGACGGCACTGATGAAGATCCATATGGAGAAACTACTCCAAAAAATATGGTAGAATATCTGCGTTCTGTCAAATAAACAGTTGACAACCGAAACAATCTCTGCTATATTATACAGACAATGCTAGATAGAAAGGAACACTGCATGCCTAAAGTATATCACTTTGAACTAGACAACGAGGATATCTACGAAGTCGTAGCAATGAACTTCAAGGACGCCTGCGTCACTCTAGAAGAAAACCATCCCGAAATACAAATACACGATATACGTTCTATATCAGAACATCTTAATCCTATACCAGGCGTAGACACAATACACTAATAGACACGGGCCTTTAGCTCAGCGGTAAGAGCAGTGGACTCATAATCCATTGGTCGAGAGTTCGAATCTCTCAGGGCCCACCATTTAATAATGCGCTTGTAGTTCAATGGTAGAACCGGCCGCTCATAACGGTCTTGTTGGGAGTTCGATTCTCTCCGGGCGCACCATCTTTCTTTTACGAGGATTAGTAGTTGCAAAATCGAGGTCAGTTTAATCTTACTGCGACACTTTATGACAAGCGAGGTCGTAAATTAGCAGTTGGAACAAACAGTTATTGGAAGACACATCCTCTTCAAAGTAAATTTGCAGAGGAAGCAGGCAAACCTGATGCAATTTTCTTACACGCAGAAATTGATGCACTTCGTAAATGTAAAGATTGGACAGCAATAAGGAAGATTGTTGTAGAACGATATGACACAGAAGGCAATCCTAGACTTGCTAAGCCTTGTAAGGTGTGTCAACATGCTTTAGACACTATAGGAGTATTTGAAATAGAATTTACAGATAATGGCAGTGTAGTTTAATGGTAAAACAGCCTCCTTATAAGGGGTAAGCGATAGATAATCCGCCGATCTCGGTTCGAATCCGGGCACTGCTACCATCTTTATAAATATTAATCCAAAATATCCTATATACTGAGGATTATAACTTGACAATTCAGAATAACCATGTTATAAATATAACTGTAACGTTGAAGCAATTCAAACGCTATACAGGACGGGGGTTCAATTCCCCCCACCTCCACCATAAACACATGAGGATATAATGAATTGGGATTGGCACTGGATTAGTTGGTTTAAAGGAACTCCTTTTCAATGGGGCGAATTTAGATTAAATAGTGGAAATCCTTATAAAAGTTATAGATTTGGACCATTACTTATTCGTGTGTTTCTGAGGGGGGTGATCGGGATCGACTGGTAGTTAATAGAGTTAGTGGAGTTATCCGGATCTAAGCACGGTTATCGCGAAGAAAACTATAGACGCAAACGAAAACTTTGCTCTTGCTGCCTAGTTTAACTAGGTGACGGGGTTGGCAACTTACCTGGCAACAGAAAAGTTGCACTTTCAAAAATAAATGCTTAACATAATACTCCAAAAGGCACCCGAAGGTGCCTTTTTTATTCACAACTGCTATAAACGCACTCAAAGAGTGCATAAGTAATACGAAGACGACCATATATCTATGGGCGTTTTTTTATTGCAATAATAAAAGGAAATAATAACAACATGAAACAATTACTAATAGCATTAGCAATACTGTTTGGTTTATCAACAGTTGCTCTTGCAGAAGATAAGACTAAGACACTGGAACAGAGAGTTTCAGATCTTGAGAGCAGTATTCCCAACTTACCAAATGGTATGTTTATATCAGGTGAGATTGAAGGATACTACGACGACAA